GTTACCGTGAGTCTGGTATCTTGCAGCAAGAAAAAAGAACCGGTAAACGCTCCGGCAGCAGAAACAACAGAAACACCGCAGGAGACTACTCTCATAATTCAGGACGAAACACAGCCGGACGGCTACTACTTCGCATATCTGACAGAGAACGGAGAACCTCACGCGGTAGATATGGAGGAGCTCGCAAGATCGTGGGCCTCTGAGGCCGGTTTTGAACTCCGGTACGAGCTGACAGACGCCGAGCGCTACGAGGTGGCCCAGATCGTCACAGCAGAGGCCGAGGGCGAACCTCTGGCGGGTAAAATTGCAATTTGCCAGTGTATCCTGCAGGCATGTGAGGACGACGGGATCCGGCCAGCAGAGGCAGCAGCCCGCTACTCCTATTCCGAGAAAAGACCGGAGCCGTCAGCGGAGGCAATGCAGGCCGTTCGGTATGTGTTTGACTTCGGAATGATAGCAAGCACCGAGCCGATCAAATACTTTTACAATCCCGATCTTGTGGCGAGTAAGTTCCACGAGTCACAGCGCTACATAATGACAATTAACAACCACCGCTTCTATGCGGAGAAAAAATAAGGAGGATCTTATCATGGCAGTATTGACACAGACAATAACCACGGAGACAGCAATCAACTGGGAGGAACTGGCCCAGAAAATCAAGGACAACACCAGTGCCCTGAAGGTGGGCAACATTATCACAGAGAAAACCCTCGACGGCGAGGAAATGGATCTCGTAGTCGTTGACATGGGCCCGGGCTGGGCTCGCTTCGAGGGTAAGGACTGCCTGCCGGTAGAGGTTGCCTACAACCAGAACAACAGAAACGCCGGAGGCTTCGCAGACTCAGACGTCAAGCGCTACTTAAACGAGGAAGTTTTCAACAGTCTGCCGGAGGAGCTTCGCAATGTGATCGCCGATGTTGAGCGTAAGCAGGAAAACGGCGAGAGCTCACTCTGCCGCCTCTTTTTACCTACCGAGTCGGAGCTGTTCGGGGACTGCTGCTATTCAGAGGACGACACATACAACCAGATCGAATACTACAAAGACCGCCGCAACCGTATCAAGTGCAACAGAAAAGGTGGATCACCTGATTGGTACTGGACCGCTTCTGTCAGGAGTGGCTACTCTACTAGTTGCGTGCGCGTCACCAGCGGCGGGGCCTCCGACAGCTGGAACGCCAGCGACGAGCTTTACGTCCCGGTCTGCTTCGTAATTCAGTAAATCATAAATCCCGCCGCCTTTGTGCGGCGGCATAAGGAGGAGAAACCACATGCAAGAAGAACAGAAAGAAACCGCAGCGGGCTCCCCGGTTGCCTCATTCCAGACGCGGCGGGACAAACCGATCGAGGTAATGAGCCTGCAGGAGAAATTCATCGAACTGCGGCGCCAGATCCCGAGAATTGAAAAGGGCCAGCATAGTGAGGAGGTTCCCTATAAGTTTGCAAAGATTGACGACGTCTGGCGAGCTATCACTCCCACGATGAATGAGCTCGGCGTCAACTTCGACATTATTCAGGAGGAAAACGCTCAGATTAAAACCATGAACACGCAGCACGGCGGCCTCATGTTCCTTTATGAGTCCGATCTGACAATGCGCTGGACCAATGCAGACAACGAGGACGACACCGACGAGGCCCAGACTCATGCAATCGCATGGAACGACGATCCGGCCAAAGCTAAAGGCAGCGCGTGGACCTATGCAATAAAATATTATCTTTTTGAAAAATTCAGCATTGACATGGGCGAGACCGATCCAGACATGAAAGGCAAGCCAAGCGCTCAAACAGCCTCACAGCCGGTCAGAAATGCCGCAGGCAACCAACAGAGCCAACCGAACAATAAAACCGCTCAGAGCGGCCAGAACGGAGCCGAGAAGAAGCTCACAGCGGCCCAGCTCGACAGAATGTACCGGAAAGCTCAGGACGCCGGGCTCTCCAAAGAGCAGACAGACGGCAGGATCAATTATTTATACAGCAAGAAACCGGCCGACATGACTCGGGCAGAGTATGACGACATTTGCAAGCGCATGGACGACACGGCCAAAGAGCTGAGGAATGGAGGAAACAGACAGTGAACAAAGTCATTTTAATGGGGAGGCTCACCAGAGATCCCGAAGTACGATACACGCAAGGCAATGAGCCTATGGCGATAGCCCGCTACACTCTCGCCGTGGACCGCAGAGGCAGAAAAGACGGAGGCGAAGCAACTGCCGACTTTATCCAGTGCGTTGCCTTCAGGAACAACGCCGAATTTGCTGAGAAGTACCTGAGACAAGGCACAAAGATCACAATAACTGGACGGATCCAGACGGGAAGCTACAACGACCGCGAGGGCCGCAAGGTATACACTACCGAGGTTGTTGTTGAGGAGGCAGAGTTTGCGGAAAGCAAGAATAAAAACGGCAACCAGCAGGAGCCTCCAACCGGTCCTGCAAGTGGCGACGGTTTTATGAATATACCGGAGGGCGCAGACGATCAACTCCCTTTTAATTGATTTTTGCCCTACCGGTCAACCGGTGGGCGACCACCGGACGACCGACAAACGACCAAAACAGAAAGACACGCCAAGAAAAAGGACGACCAAAAAAGGAAGGAGGAAACGCCGTGGCATGGTTGAAAATTTATCAATCAATTAGACAGCATAGAAAAATTTTAGACGCAGCCGACGCTCTCGAAATAGCTCCACCCTACATGATCGGGCTCCTGACTTCGTTCTGGCTCTGGGCTCTCGATAATGCCCCGGACGGCAACGTCTCGGAGATAAGCGCGCGAAATATAGCCCGCGCAGCACAGTGGGACGGAGACGCCGACGAACTGCTGCAAGCCTTTATTTCTGCTGGTTTGCTGGATCAGGGCGACGAGGATCCTGCTACTCTCACGATCCACGACTGGGAGGAATATGCAGGCACTCTGATCCAGCAGCGTGAAGCCGAAAAGGAACGTTCCAGACGCCGCCGAGCGGCTGCTAAAAAGACCGAAGGACGACCGCTGGACGACCAACAAGCAACCGCTGGCAGAGTAGACAAGACTAGAGTAGATAAGACTAGAGATATAAAGGATCCTTTAAGTGCTCCTCCAGAGCACGAAGCAGCGGCACCTGCTAAATCAGATCCGACTCCGTATGTGAAAATCATGCAGTTATACAACGAGATTTGTGTCAGCTTCTCAAAGATCCAGAAGATTGACGGAGCCAGACGCAAGGCGGTGGCCGCAAGATTTAAGACCTACCCGAATATTGAGACATTCGAGACGCTATTCAGAAAAACCGAGGCAAGCAGCTTTATGAAAGGCGAAAACGATCGCAACTGGCGGGCTGACTTCGACTGGATAATGAAACCGACAAACATGTGCAAAGTGCTGGAAGGCAAATATGACGACAAAGGAGGCCCGGACAATGGCAACGAACCACCAAGCGGATCCCGCTACAAGCTCACCGGCTTCACAGCAGCCGAGTGACGGCTGGTTTTACAGCAACGAGGAAAGAGACTGGCCGGAACCACCACCGGAGCCGGTGCCGTGTGAATATTGCGGAAAGCTCCGGTATCACAGAGGCAAAGAACTCAGCAACATGGGCGACCGGATCTTCTGGATCCCCACCGCTATTCCTTGCAACTGCCCGGGAGCTGTCGAGGCTAGAGAAAAGGAACAGCTCGAACGGGAGCAGGAAGAAAAACGGAAAGCCGAGGACGAAATCAGACGCCGGGTGTCGCGTCTCAGATGTGACTCAGGAATGAGGGGCCGCTTTTTAGAGCGAACCTTCAGCAACTATCTCACCCCAGACGAGAGAACGGCCAAAGCGAAAGAAACGGCCATGCGATACGCCCAGAATTTTGACAATATGGGCCAGAAGAAAAACGGGCTTTTCATACTGGGCGACATAGGCGTCGGAAAGACTCACCTCGCTGCTGCTATTGCCAACGACCTGATCCAGAGAGGCCGGCCGGTTATTTGCATGACAATGATCGACATGCTGGCAAGGATCAAGGCTACATACGACAAGCGCGAAATCTCAGAGGGCGAGATCCTGAGAGTTTACGAAACGGTCCCGCTCCTCATTATCGACGATATGGGGAAAGAGCCGCCGACAGACTGGGGCGTCTCGAAGATCTACACGATCATAAACGCCCGCTACGAAGGCTACAAGCCAACGATTGTAACAAGCAACTACACAGACACCGAGCTGGAGAAACGCCTCACTCCTCAGAATGGGGACGACATGACAGCGAGGGCCACTGTGGACCGGCTGCGAGAAATGTGCGAGGCGCTCGTCATGGAGGGCCAGAGCTGGCGCAGCAGATAAGGAGGTAGACAATGAGTGCAACAAACAGAGGAAGCACCAGAAAGCCGCACGACTTCTACCCTACACCGATCTCGACGATCGAGACATTTCTCGACGTTTTCCCTCTGAGGGGGGGGATCGAGGTGCTGGAACCGGGAGCAGGTAGCGGCAACATCATCAAGACACTACAAAAATACGGCGATTTTTCGATCGACGCGGTGGAGATCAGACCAGAGGAGGCACAACACCTGCAGGATCTCGGCGTCAATGTGATTATTGACGACTTCCTGAGTATGGATCTCGGGAAAAAGTACGATCTTATCATCGGCAACCCGCCATTTAATCAGGCGATCGAATTTGTTGAGAAATGTCTCGGGCTACTTAAACCGGGCGGCAGGCTCATTTTCCTGCTCCGCACCGCGTTCATGGAAAGCGACCAGCGTTTTGAGTTCTGGCAGCAGGAAGATCACCGGCTCGCCGGACTCTACACCCTACATAAGCGCCCGAGCTTTACCGGACACGGAACGGACGCCACGAGTTACTCGTGGTTCGTATGGCAGCCCGGCAGTAGTCACCAGACAATAAAAATCATTTAGGAGGTATCAAATGCCGGAATA